TACATCAGTGAATGTTAGGTTGTCAACAATAAGTATAATATCCTGTGGCTTTATAGAATATTCTACCTCTGTCCCCTGTTCGGGGATTATTAAGTATATCGGTATCATCATTTTCTCCTAGTGAACTGCATACCAACTACTCCCAATTGCCCCCTCGCCTATCTGCTCGATAGCGAGATTGTAGTAGTCTCCTGCTTGTTTAATGCTGTCTTCCAAGATTGTTTTTACGTCCTCTGCTATTTCGGGCTTCACCTCGAACGTATACTCATCCGATTATTCAATACAGGGCGCGACCCCTGTACCCGTTCTCTCATGAACTGCTACAGGTTTCCCTGTAGGCTAGACTATATCACATTCCCCAACATCACTTGGTAGGAACTTCCCCGTTTCGAACGCGCTTGCGCCCTACGTGCTATGCACTAGTCGTTGAACCTTGAGTTAAAAATTGTAGTCTTTAGAGATGCACAACCACTGTAGCTTCTTCTTGATACTGTGTATGGTGTGCTTAGAAACTTGGAGCTCCCGCCCCAGAGCAGCAATACTCTTATAAGCCCCTCTCTCCAACCTATCACAAATAACCCTTACTTGAGCTTCTGTTAACTTACAGTTAGCGTTATTTGTTCCAGAAACAACTCGTCTTCCTGAGTCATAACTTAATTGGTTGTTCTGACTTTTCGTTAAATATTCTAAGTTACAAAGTCGGTTGTCATCCCGTATACCATTCTTATGGTTGACTTCATACCCATCAGGGCATGTACCTAAGAACGCTTCCGCTACAAACCTGTGCCACAACCACCCATGGGAGGCACCTTCGTAGTAGAACTGGGAGTAGGCATAACCTTTAGGATTCAATGTAGGTTTCTTAAAACTACACGAATTCTTATTCCTTATTGAACCATCACTCCAAACTTCATAACCTTTAAACATTTTAATCTTCATTTTTAACCCCTTGGCTGCTGATTGTCATAGTGTATTTACCTTACGAATAGATTATAGTCTACTCTGCGGGTAAATGTACCGTAGATTTCCAGCAATTAAAGGAATTATTCAATCGGGATTACTCCCGAAGGCCACTACTCTTAATGGTAGAAGCAAACTTGCCTGAAGTCAACCCCCTCTTCATACAAAGATTCCAGACGCTTATTTGCTAAGACGGTAGCTAACTGCATACAGATAGCCTCGTCTGACTGGACTGCGTATACTAGAAGGTCTTTCAGCTTGCGTACCAGTACCATCCTCCCATCCAAGCCCCTAACCTTACCGTTGTAGAACTCCTGCTTCTCATACTCACGCCCCTTATATTTACGTGTGACCTTACGAATCTTAGCTGTTTTCATCCACTCAGCCTTCAGGTACTCCCCTACCTGCACCTGCGCATTAAAAATCTTATCGAAAGCTTCCTTCACTATTGTGCCTATCTTCACGGCTTTCGCCTCGTCCTTCTCCCCCGACATAAAACCCAACTTCTTAGGTTGACCCCCGAACTTATAAGCAAATCCGAAATTCTTAGCTGTCCCGTACTGTATTAGGGGTATACCCTTCTCTCGGAATATACCGTTGACCTCATCCTGCACTCTACAGTGGGACTTAGTCCTGTCCTCCTTCGTACCATATAGCACCATGTGTTCAAATATAGGGTCTAGTATTCCTGCATCACGCGCCCTCGCTATAATCATTCTGTCTTGACAAGCACTCGCGTCAGCACTTACTAGTGTCATACCTTCCTCGGCTAAGAAGCACTTACGCATGTTAGCACCAAAGAAATTTTCGGCATTAGGGACATTAGCTATGTTTGCATGACGTACACGATACGTATCAGCAAATCCGCTTATTCTTGATTCAAGTCTCCCATCTTCACGGACCCTATCCAGCCAGCCCTGAATGTTTGAACGTCTATGTACGCATTGAACCCTCTTACAAATAAGTCTCCCCACTTTACCATCAACGCCAATAAAAGCATCATCAGGACTAAGCTTCGGGCTTGTACGTACTGGATTACCATCTTCGTCTACCTCCTTTTTACTATAGTTATATTCTTCGGGTTGCCAACCCATCTCCAAGAGCCACTCCTTCACTTCCTTATCACTTCCTAGATTAACCTTCCGGAAAGTGACACGGCAGAATGGCCCTTCTATACTATCTCCCCAAGGGATTTCGTTCTTCTCAAGCCACCCTTGGAGTCTCGCATTAAGTCTTCCCTTCTTTGTGAAGGGGGCTTTAAAGCCCTCCTCTGTACTGTCCTCTTTTATAAGGGGGAGTACAGGTACGTAAGGGTCTAATACTGTATCTATCCACCTCACCCATTTAGTTAGTTGCTTTACGTATCTCTCACAACGGGGAATATCTAATTTCCAACCATGCTTCTGTTGTCTGGAGATAGTTTTCATAAAGTCTTGTGTAAGCCAAAGGCTTCTTACAGGAAAAACTTCTTTGTTCCACTTCTCACAAATGTAGTCATAGAGGAGGTGTGTTATTTCTACATCCTCTACACATCGGTGCATCATTTCAGGGGAGAATACAGACCAGTCTTCATGCTCCACCTTCCCTCTTCCTAGTCTATAACCCCATGCTGCAAGACTGTGGGGACCAGATAACTTCTTCCCTGCCTCTTTGAAGTCTTCTTTCATCTTGTCAGGCACTTGTATGTTCTTGAATATTTCTCTGGATACCAGCACTGTATCCATCATCTTCCCTTTGTATTCATAGCCTGTTAGCTTCTTAATTAAAGGGAGGTCGTAGTCTATGATGTTATGTCCTATTAAGTAGGTACACCTCTCTAAAAGCTTCACTATCTTTTCAGGAGAGCGCAGCCTGTATAGCCTGTCGTTCTCAATGTCCTTGAAGACAGCACAATGTATCTCTGTTGCTTCTTGGTAGAGTCCATTAGACTCTAAATCAAATACTAGTTTCATACTCACCGTCCAAACAGTTGTTGTAATGTCTATCGTGTTATCTTTTTAAAAGCTCTTACGTGCTCATGTACATATGTTTTGCAAGGCTTTCCTTCCATCTTTCCAATATCAGCAGCAGACCAGCCCAGTAAATTAAGGGCAATGTAATCAGGGATTGTCTCCCAGATTTCCATAAGATAGACCTCCTGTTCTATATCCTCCTCTGCTACCTTCTCTGTAAGAGGCAGTTTACGTGCCTCCCTCTCTATAGTACGAGCTGCAAACCAGTTCATAATATTAGTGAGGTAAGCCCCTTGCCCCCCTTTACTTGGGTCGTAGCTCTTTGCATGAGAGCTGTAGTAGTAAAGGCAGAACTCTTGGAACATATCATCCTTATCATCGTAGTACCGGATAATGTTCTGAAGTTTCTTCACTACAAGCCCTTTCATATCGGATATATCATGAGTCATACTTTAAAGCCTCCAATACTCTTACTAAGTGCTCTATCTCTTTCTCTACCCTAGTACCTTCCTCCTCACACTCTTCTACAAGGTCTCTGTGCTGTCCGTATTTAAGTGATATCTTGTAGAGCATCTCCTCTTTTTCTTGTAGAAGTGTTTCTAGTAAGTTGGTGTGAAGTTTCTTTTCTAAGTCGTTCATAGCCTTCCCCTAATTTAGAAGAGCTCTCAGAGTCTCTCTGTTGCTCTTGATTCTTTTAGTTACATGGTTGCGGTGTATCCCCATAATAGAGGCAATTTTTTGAACAGAAAGTCCTTGTACTAGAAGTTTTAATTCCTTCCCCATGTGCCTCTGGAGCTGTGAGAGCAGAACTTCTGTTTCACTTGAGGAATGTCTTCCTTGCTCAGGGATAGCATCCTCATGCACATGCTCTGCTTCCTTTGCTGCCTTGTGTTTGGGTTGTTCGTACTCCCTGCTCATTTTTGTCTTGATAACACTCATGATGAATGTGGGGAGTGTAACGGTATCATCATACCACTTCTCGGCTGCGAGGCAGTCCGTATACACATCCATAACAAAATCATCTCTCTCCTCCTTCGTGCCAAACCTATAACCTTTCTTTGTTAAGGCTAGGCTGGAGCTTCTCTCTTATGTTCATTCACCTTGCTCCTTAACTAGAGCCAAGTCTTGCACTCTGGCATCTCTCCAAAGTTCGTGTATCCCTTGCAGACTCGGAGGTACGTTATCATCCCACGTTGCGTCTATTTCATACGAAACCTGCAAGACCAACACAGAGTCACGTAGAAATCTCTTCTGTTCTCTAAATCTAGTTTTCATTCGTCTTGCTCCTCTATTTCTTCAAGCTTACCTTTAAAACTATTCCATAATAGTTCTACTTTACCTACTGCATTATACTCTCTTTCACGTATAACATGCAATACCCTACGCTTATTCATGTATTCATGGTTATCCCCTTCCGTCAACATCCAAGCTTGCATAGCTATCGCCACATCACATGCCTGTACCATACTCCGACTTCCAGCAAAATCATCTGCCTTTGCAATACGCCCTTCTTCCCATGCCAGTCCATCTTTAGCAGTCTTCAAGTGACAGAAGAGGAAAACTGTATAGCCTAAACTCTTAGCATCTTCTGCTACTTCCCTTGTCATACCGGATAGAAAACTGTCTCTATCACTGCTACTCATACCACTAGATAGGTTGGTAATGGGGTCAATGAAGAAGTATTTAATACCTCTTGAGAGAAAAGCTTCCCTCATAAGCTGTCTTATCTCACTCCAGTCAGGAGTCTGTGACCTTTCAAGCACAAAGAGTTTACCTGAGAGAAGCTTTGCAGCCCTGTCTACAGCTTTGGGGTCTACTTCCACTTTAGGGTCATAGAATACATGACCTACGGCAGCTCCTGCCATTCTCCTTAGTGTTCCTTCTTCACTCTCTTCCGGTTTAATAGCGAATACAGGTTCATCATGCTGGAGCATGAGGTGTGTTGCTATCTCATTTACTAATGTGCTCTTACCAGCTTTCTCAGGAGCGGCTATATAGATAGTAGTTCCGAGTCTAATACCCCTTAGGAGTTCTGATAGTCCCTGATAGGGCCAGCTTACACCAAACTCAGGAGCTTTCTTAACGGAATCAAAATCCTCTAGGGTGAATTCCTTAATAGCACTGGATAGAGGAACACCTGCATTATAGCAACTGCTTACAAGTTCCTTCTCTTTCCCTTTCTTCACCATCTCATTACTGTCTTTCTCTGTATATTTAGCTATCTTAACAGGGAAATCAGCAGGAAAAAGGGCTCTGATGTCCTTTGTTGCGGTATCCCCAGCATCATCCATATCTGGAAGGTAGACAACTTGTTTCCACTTATCGCAAACATGCTTCAAGATAGGCTGTAGCGTCTTAACAGCACTCCCTGACCCCTGATTCAGAGATATAACGGCTATCTTCTGGTTCTTCTCTCTCATCCAAGCTGTGTAGAGGGCTATAGCATCCTCTTCGCCCTCTGTAATGTGGAGAGTATATCCGCCTACTTCAAGAGCTTCTTTCCAACCAAAGGGGAGGCACTGTCTTACAGAGCCTAATACATAGAAGCTCTTAGGGCTATGAATCCTTACCTTCCATCCCTTTACGTCACTGGTATCATCACGTCGAGGGTAGTATGTCTCACTGATAACGCCCCTGTTCTGTGTACTGAGGCCGTGCTTAACACCAAAGTGTACATAAGCTCCTTTCTTTAAAGCTCTGTCAGGGTTGTGGTATGTGCCAAGCTCCCCTACCCATTCAATATTAGGGGCTTCTTTCTCCACATAAGGTACATCACTCTCAGGTATTTCAGATAAAGACCTCTCATTGAAATACGTTTTACAATCATCTTTGAAACAATACCCTGTCCTTACACCGTCTTCTTCCCACATATTTAGGGAGCTAGTGCTTTGACATTTAGGGCAGTCTATTTTCCCCACAAACTTACTCATCATTCACTCCAAATAACCTAGCTACTGCTATTAAAATTAAACAGAATATTATCCACCCCACTATACTCATCCAAACCTCCCAATTGCTGGGTCAGAAAGGGGTATATTCTTTACTGATAAGATAAAAACCTCGCCAGAATGGATATCAAACGCGCTTAGGAGTTCGATACCTTCGGAGTTGTTTACGAACCTCTCAATTCGGATTGTTCGCCCCTCTAACTCCTCAAGCTTGAATGTTTTTATTTTGTCCGTGTCAAAAGTTCTTTCACTCATTCGTCTTTCTCCTTAGATACCTTTATAGGTTGTGTTGAAGTTAACTTTTTTGACGTTTTCACTCACAAAAATATCTCCGATAATATCCACGAAATAATCAATACAGAAAAGAACGAAAGCACCGCATTAATCAAAGCCTTTTTATATTCATTTTGATTCATCTCAATTCCTCATTTTTAGTTTACTTTTAGCCGCTTTTTGGCTGTTAGTCGTTATAAGTAAAGTGGCGTTTACTTGTTTACTTGCTGGCTTGCTTGAGCTTCATATCTTCAATGTGATGATGCAAGTACATCTGCAACTCTGAATCTTCCCAATCTGCTCCGTTTAACAGCGCCTTTAAGTCTTTAGCACCCTTGATTTGCTGGTCTAGGCCGCGTTTATCTCTATAAACTTCATGTTCTTGGCGTAGTTGTTCTGCTAAGGCTGGAAGCTTGGCCTCTAACAACCCAATCAGCGATTGCGCTTCGTTGTTTGCTTGTTGTAGCTTCTGATACTCGTCCATTTGTATCTGAACGATTTCGATTAGCTCTTTCTTGGATTTACCGTCTAGGTTGTTAATCATTCGATTCACCTTTAGCTAATAGGGTTCTGGCCTTCTCAATATCTTCTGGTTGCAATTCATAAGGTCCAAAGCCGAAATCAACACCTATATGAGCAACGGCGTTAACGACTTCTAGCAACTCCGCATTCTGTGATTCAAGCTCCACAATTCTGCGTAGGTCGGATAGGTCTCTAAATGCAAAGCCAAACGTTGACAGGTCTCTAAAGCCTTTATTATCCATGTAACACTGGTCTTTTATGTTTTGGTTCGCTGAAAGAATCCAGTAGCCGTTTTCATCATCAACATGAGTCGCACCCTCTGGCGCATTTTTAAGTATTTCTTGGTTATTCATTCGTCTTGATCCTTATTTTTAGTTTACTTTTAGCCGTCAAAATTGTTGTTTGATGCTATAAGTAAAGTGTTTGTTACTCTTACTTGTCACAATACCGTTTGTTACTAGGAGAGCTCCCTACATGTATATTTAAGGGCTTTTATACCCCTACCCTGTAGGGTAGCTCATCTTTTGTGTTTAAACGTCTAATTGGTCACTCCCCAGTACCCAGAAAGCCCTATCTCTCTCCATATCCCCCGCTTTTTCACCAATCCTACGGAAGAGGGCTCGACACATCGCCTCCCTTCTGCATAACTTCCTTCTCTATGCTTCTCAAAATTACGCTCTGTGCTGAAGCTACATTTACACACTGTACACTGACATTGGTTGCCACTAATTGCATTAGCCATACTATCTCCTAATTTATTTTGATACAGACTGGAACTTCTACGTCTATAATTAATTGTAATTCCGAAAGTTCCAATCTATATATATATACTATACATATGCACTACATCTAATTAGTACTACTCATTATCAATGGTATCATCATTAAGATATACATTCCCTCCCCAGCTTCTTACAGTCATATCATCTTCCACATTAGGAAAGACAGTAGTCTTATACTGAACATTATTAACATTCATATACACATCCAGCTTGCCTGAGTTACCTTTATAAATAACAATCTTATTTTCTTTAGATACTTTCATTAGTCTTCCTCTACATTAATACCAGTTAGTTCAAAAAATACATCTTTATCAAAATTAGGGAGTTTTAGTAGCAGCTTCCTCTCTTCTTTTGATGCGGTGCTATAAGCTTTCTTCCAGCTCCCTTTATATCCCAGTTGCTCATCTAAGTCAAAGAATATAAAAGAAGGTTTGTTTGCATAAAGCCATACCTCCCAAGAGCATGGTTTATTAAAAATATTCACTGTCTGAGTTTCTTTTGTATTAAAGAAGCCTGTTTCCCTATCACAGCTATTCCAGTTCCCTGAGTTGTAGTTCCCTGAGTTGTAGTACCCTGAGTTGCGGTTCCCTGAGTTGTAGTCCCCTGAGTTGCGGTTCCCTGAGTTGTAGTCCCCTGAGTTGTAGTACCCTGAGTTGTAGTACCCTGAGTTGTAGTACCCTGAGTTGTAGTACCCTGAGTTGTAGTCCCCTGAGTTGTAGTCCCCTGAGTTGTAGTCCCCTGAGTTGTAGTCCCCTGAGTTGTAGTCCCCTGAGTTGTAGTACCCTTTTAAAAGCTCCTCTGAAGTGTGAAATTTAACTATTCTGATTTTAGAAGTTGCCCCTTTATGTTTTGTAGGCACTGCATATTCGCACTTCCCCAAAAACTCCACCTCTGCAAAAAGTACGGCATTAGGGTAGTATTCAAAACACAAAACCGCATCCTTACAAGCATGAAACCCATTTTCACATAATCTTAAAGCGCCTTCAATTTTATATGTCTCCCCCTCTTCAAAAAGAAACCCACGGCACATACCTGCATCTGTTCTACCTTCTACCGTGTCAAATGCTTTCCAACCTTTTGTCCAGCTCATTGTTCTTTCTCCTCTATAATATCTGTGAACACATAATGTTCAGGATTCTTCATTCTTTCCCACTCTTGCAGCTCTTTTGCCTCATCACAACACTGTACTTCATGCAAGATACTTGTGTTCTCTCTACTATCTGTCGCTTTAATTAAGTATACCATATCTAATCCGTATATTCTGTAATTGTTAATACGCCGTTGCTATAAGTAGCACTACCACCGAAAGGGAAATAGCCAAGCCTATAGGCTAGTGCTCTTTGAATGGTATCATCACTTATTTGTACAGCATACTGAGTAATAGTAGAATAGCGGGTTCTTTGTGTATCCACGTGTTCTACCTCTATATCCGCAACGGTTCTCCCCAAAG